CCCAGCGTTTCATCGACCACGGAAAGAAGCGTTTACTCATCGCCTCCTGCCGCCACATGTTGCGGATGCCGACAGTGATCATGGCGAAGTCGAGCTGGCCCGCGTCCTTGCTGATGGCGCCGCTCATCGGCACGATGCCGTCGAGCGTGGCGACAAGCAGATCGCCGCCCAGGTTTATGTGTGCGTTCATTCCCATCGGCAGCGGGATCTGGAAGCGCCCTTCCTGGCGCCAGTTGGCCGGGTCTGCCGGGTTGCTGCCGGTGAACACGATGGCCTCGCCAAGATTTGTCATGAAGACCAGCTTGTCGTCCACGCCGTCTCCCGTGTCCCCGGACCACACCGCTATAAACAGCAGCTTGCCGCCACGCGCAGCGGCGCCTGCCAGCGGGATGATGTTGAGCTGGCCCTGGTGGCTGTCGATGCCCAGGTACCACGCATTCATCGTCCCCCCTTCAATGAAGAAGAAGCGGTTGCGGTACTTGCAGACGTAAGAGAGGTTGTGGCCGGTGGCGCAGCTCGGCGGCGGCGTCACGATGGGATTGGTGACGAGCTGGCTGGCGTCAAACGTCGTCCACGTCAGGCCATCGAAGTGCAGCAGATAGTCGCCAGCCTCATTCGCCACCAGCATGTGGTCGCCGCTGGCATTAGCCATCTGCGAGCCAACGTAGTTGCCGCTCGCCTGCCCGCTCTTTACCAGTATCGGCGTGGCGGACGTAACATCGAACAGCTTGTCGGCCTGGGCTGCGAAGATCCGCCGGGACGCCGCGTCGATGTACTCAAACCCTGAGATGATGGGCTTGCGGAGCGGCGACGGGACCGGCGGCACCGTGGCGTCGAGCGCATGCAGATCGCAGTGCCGGATGAAGCCGCCACGCAGCTTGATGCCGCGCAGCGTCGGCACCCAGTTGTCCAGCACCACGGCAGTGGCGGGCTTCATGAAGGCAAGGTTGTCGCTGTCGGTCAGCCCGGCTGTCGGCGCCGGAATGGTGATGGCCTTGTGCTGCTGCGCGACTTGCGGCGGCACCGGCTGACGGCGGAAGCCCTGATGAACGCTCATCCCAGCTCTCCGTTGATGGCGCAACTTCCGCTACACGATCCGGCGCCCATAGCGCAGTACAAGCCAAGCTGGTTAAGCCCGTCGTTGGTCAGTACGACTGACGCCATTGCCGTCATGTTTTCGTATGCAGCCGTGGTGTGAACGGTCGTAACCGCGCCAGACGTTCCAACGTATCCAACACCCATAAGGTTAAAAATAATATTGGCGTTGTTCCATGTGTCTGCGGTGCCATACCACGATCCGTTGACGGTCGCGCTCTCGCCCGCAAATGCCACCATCGAGACAACGGTTTGCAGCGTATACGATGGACTGCCGAAAACGCCGCCGCCACCGACAAGCAAGCCTGCGGCGCGGCGGTTGAACCATGATCGGGTCAGGCGGTCGCTAGTCTGGTCGTAGAACGGCGTACCGGCGCCGCCGCCGGTATAGACCATGCCAACCAGGGAGCGGCTGTTGTCGCCGTTGTAAATCTCGGTGCCGACATTCCCAGCCTGCGTCGATGGGACGTGGTCGCTGCCGGTAAGCCTCGGCTTGAAATCGAGCTGCACTCCAAGCGTGGCATGGAGGAACGCATAGACAAAATAGGTGCCGCCAATGCCAAGCGTTTGACCGGCGACGCCGTTCACGAAGCAGTTGTTGTAGGCCGCCGTGATCCCGGCAGCCGGGATTTTGTAGTTGATGCCGTTGATGCGAATGAGATCGCCGTTGAGCGGTGCGTAGCGCACTGAGTTGCTTGGCGACGAACCGACAATGCCAAAGTAGCCGCAATCCGGCGACAGCAGCATCGAGGTTGGCGACCACTTAGTGCCGTCCCAGCTCCACGTCTGAAACTGCTGGCCGATTGTCGGTGAGGTGGGGAATGACAGCATCAGTAAGGCCCCGCCACCGTGGCCATATTCCAATAGTACCCATTAGGATCAGCCCCGTAATCGGTCCTGATCATCATGTTGAGATTGTTGTAGCCGTCTACCGGAGTACCGGCGGTGCGACCTATCGAGGTTCTGTATGCGCCGGTCTGGTGTGGCGTAGAGCAGCCAAACGAGCCGCCAGTATCAACGCCGTTTAGTCTGAAACTTGCGAAGATGTTACCTGATACAGTTGATGTACCCCACCACATGCAGTCGGCAACGTAGCTGTCGTCAAAGAAACTCATCCAGCCAAGACCAAGAACTGCCTGCGGCGCACCGGCAGGCCCAGGTCCGTTTGTGGCAGCAGACAGCACCATGCGAGGCCGGTTGAACCAAGACCGCAAGTAGCGAAACAAAACGCTGTCATAGAAAATATTTGGCGCTGAGCCGCCGGTTACAACTACGCCTACAAGCGTCTGGGTGTCGTCGCCGGAACGTATTTCGGTGCCGACATTGCCTGCGGTGGACGATGTCGCGTGGCCGTTGGCAGAAAAATTAAGCTGCACGGCGTTGTTAACGACGAAGGCGTAGATGAAGTAGGTGTTACCAATAGCCAGCGTCGAACCCGGTACCTTCTCCAGATAGAGGTTGTTGTAGGTGGCGACGATGCCGCCCGCCGGTATTCGATAAATCAATCCATTGATTTTGATGTCGTCGCCTTTGTACGGGACGAAGATCAGAGCGTTCGATGGCGACGAGCCATTCAGCTTCAGCAGGCCGCACTTTGGTGCGCGGTCGTTCTTCGTCGGCGTCCACTTGACGCCGTCCCACGTCCAGCCCTGAAATCGCTGCCCCAGGCCAGGACTGACGGGGAATGAAAGCATCAGGCCTTCTCCTGCAACGAGTGCAGCTCGGCCTTAACGCGAGACGTGAGATCGTCGAGTTGCACCGCCATCGCGTCGGTGATGGCGGCGATTATCTCAGGCGGCAGCACAACGTCGGCGGTGTTCACCATCACCTCGATGCCGGGCATTTCACCGGCAGCGGTGGCGCAGTGCATGATGGTGATGCGACCGCCGCCAGACAGCAGATCGATTGCCTGCTGTAGCGATTGCGCTTGGCCCTGCATCATCGCCGCGTAACTGAAATCGACAGCCATTGTTCTCCCCTAGCCGCTGTTGGCGGCAACCCACGCCGTGCCGAAACGAATGTAGAGCTGGCCGCCAACGGTATCGAACCACTGCGTCTGCGCGGTTGGCGACGATGGCGGCGTGTCGCTTTGGACAAACAGGCCGTCGATGTATTGCTTGGGTGCGGCATGCAGCGCCGCAGACGGATTGCCGCTCAGCACAAGCAATCCCGTCATGGTGTCGCCGCCCTTGGCGACGAACTGCGATGCAGGATCTATGGCGACCCACGCCGCGCCGTTCCACTTGTACTGCGGAATACCAGCGACAGCCGGTGTCGGGTAGAGGTCGTTGATGGCTGGCGCGGATGGAAAGTTGATACCCATCACAGCCTCGCGTCCAAAGTCACGCCTTTGGCATTTTGTAGAAACACTGGATAAGTGGCAGTGCCTGCACTTGTGGTCACATTGACGGTGCCGCCTATTGTGGTCAGGTTGTTAGCGAGCAGCCCGGTTATGGTGTAATTCCCATATGACGGGTTCGTTAAAACTGCTGCGCCGGAAAAACCGAATGCTGGCGCGGCGCGCATTTCAGAAAATGCAGAAAAAAGTTGCACTGATGTATTGGCGTAAAATTGTCCAGCACACGGCGGCATCCATTGCCAGTATCGCTTGCACGTCAGCAGCTCTTGATCATATGGGCGCATTATCAACGGCGACTGTGCGGCAGTCGGCCCCTGCGTTCCTGGTAAAACAACGATGCCGCGCAAAATCAAATATTGGCTCAGTGCGGCGGCAACATTTACTTGCCCAGGCGCTGAAACATAGTTCGCGCTGTACCATGTATTGGCCGCTGGCGCGGTGTAGGTTGATCCGCAACTAGCCGTAAAATGAATAGATAATCCTATTCCATTGTCCTTTAGCCACGTTCCCGTCGTGTCGCCGGGAATAGTAATTGTCTTGTATTCAAACGCATTAGCTACATTCTGCGTGTAAGTTGCTGCGTAGGAGCGTGTCGATCCACTGCTGTTGATGACTACGCTGTACGTTCCAGCAACAGAATGTTGGCTCCAAAAACATATTGTGATTGGCCGCGCATCTGGCGTTCCCCACGCCAGCCGGGCCATTCGGTAGCCCTCGATGCGGTGCGACAGTGTCAAATAATCGCCAGCCGCCAGCGATGGCTTGGCTGTTGTAGCTTGGGCATAGATGCGACCGGAGAAGCCAAAATTAGGAGTAGCGTAATCCTGGCTACCGAGAGAGACTATTCCTGAAGATAACATAATCCAACCATCACAAAAATATGTTCCGGCTACAGACTGTCCACCTCCAGTTGGATATTGCTGATTGACCTCAGCACCGCCGTTGACCTGAATGCCGTTGTAAGCGAATGCATCGAACGGTGTGGCGTAAGCTACGATTGCGTTGTCAACGTAGTCCTTACGAACCGCATTGGCGGCGGCAGGCGTAATTGGCAGCGACAAGTGTCCCGCCATAGTGTCGCCAGCCTTCATGACGAAAGCAGACGTGTCGATGGCAGGCGCGGCCACGGCCTGAACCCACTGCGACGGGCCGACACCATCGTTGTAGCGGACGTAGAGAAGTGCTGTGTCACTCTCCCACCACATGGCATTGTCGGGTGCGCCAGCCGGTGCCGTGTCGCTGATGTAGAGCGGCTGCGGTGGCGCTGGGATGGCGGCGATTGCTGCGCTGAGCTGCTGCAATGGCACGGCCTGCAACGGCAGCGTTGCATTACCCGGAAGCGTCAACGTACCTGGACCCATCGTGTCGCCAGCCTTGGCGACCTTCTCGGTATCCAGCTCTTTAATCGCAGCTTCGACATTGCTGCCAGCAATGTTGCCACTCGGCGGGAATGTTATTCCTGCCGCATTACCGGCACCCGTGCCGTTGATGGTCAGCTTGTTGCCGGGGTCGTCGTAGCTCAACGTGATGTTGGTGCCAGCCACCAGAAGATTGGCGACACGGTCATCGACCGCCTCGGCATCAAAGCCTGATGTCGATGAGACTGTCAGCTTGTTGCCTGGGTCGTCGTAGACCAGCGAGATATTCGTTCCAGCCACCAGCATACCGGCGACCGTGTCCATGACCGTCTCAGGATCACCCGCCGGGCCAGGATCACCCTGGTCACCCTTGTCGCCCTTGTCGCCCTTTACCCCCTGGATGCCCTGTGGCCCTTCCGGTCCAGGCACTACGCTGTCGGCGCCGGTATCGCCCTTGGGGCCTTCCGGCCCATACGGACCCTGCGGTCCTTGCGGGCCTTGCGGTCCCGGCGGCCCTTGCAGCGCGATGTTGAAGGCGCCGTTGAACGGCGGGATCTCACCTGGGGTGGAGGAATAGGGCATCTAGTACCCCCATACGCCAAAGCCGGTTGGACGCAGCGTGGGGCCGACAACAAGGATCGGCGCCGGGCTGTCGCGTCCCATTACGGATGCGAGGGCGTCAGCAAACGTGGACATGTCCTCCGCGTATGGCGCACCCTTGTTGGCCTTCCACTGCCAGATCATTCCTAATTTCAACAATCGCTCGTCGAGCGTGAACGTGTCGCTGTCGTTTGAGAACGTGTCGCTGCGCCCGCCGCTGGCGAGGTCGATGCAATTCTTGTCGAGGTACATGTAGCGAGCCGTAACACCGGCACTCATCACCGGAAAAATGTGGATCTTGCCGCCAAGCAGCGTCCACTCGCCCCACGATCCGGTCGAGCTGTTGATGCGGCGCCGCAGCCACTCGTCGGTGTCGGGGATGAAGCGCACCGGCTGGTGCGTCGAGGTGGACAGCCACAGGTTCGATGTCAGCAGCATGCGCTTGTAGTTGGCAGGCAGATTGAACGCCGTGGTCCCGGTCAGCACCGCAGCCGGATCTGGCTGCGGCGGCACCCATACGGCATCGCCATCGATCTGCGCGTAGGTCCGCAGCTTCGTCCAATCGCGATGGTCGTAGGCGATGCGTTGCGCCTGCTCGTTGGCGACCGCCAGCATCTCCTGCATCGACCTGTTGCTGGCGATGTTTGAGAAGACTGAGTTGGGATACGTCACCCCAACATGCGCGCAAACATCTTGAACAACGGTCAGCAGGCTCATCAAGCCGCCCTTTTTTGTGCCTCTGCTGCCATCCGCACCAGCACCTTACGTGTCATCGAGCCGTGCGGTGCGTGGCCGGTCGCCGTGGTGATGAACTCTCTCAATTGGTCGAGATCCATGTTGTCGAACGCCTTCTCAGCCTCGGTGGCGTTCTCGGCAAGCTGAGCGTAGGCCTTCTTGTCTTCCTCCAGCACGGCATTGCGCGCCTTCAGCGCCTCCAGCTCGGCCTGGAGCTGCATGCTGGGCGCGTTCTGCGTCCTGGCGTTGGTGATGAACTCCTCGGCCTTGTTCTTTAAGTCGCGGCCATACTGGCCCAGGTTTTTCAGCTCCTGCCCGTCGATGCTGGCGAGCGCCTCGATCGTGTAGATGTTGAGGGCGCGCAGCTCGGCGCGTTTGCCCTCGGTCAGGAACGGAACGTACTGCAACGGCGTCCCAGCCTTGGTCTGGTTCGCCTGCTGCTTGAATTGCTGGTACTGCCGCTGAAAACGCTCGGCGTATGTCACCGGCACCTGTTCGCCGCTCTCTGTTTCGATCTTCCAGTGCGAGATGGCGAGCGCCGGGAACGTGGACATGTTGCGTGAACCGGCAAAGCGGATGTCGCACACCTCAACGTCGTCACAGATCAACCGGCCTTCCTTGTCGGTCTTGCTCTTGTTCGGCAGCGCGTGGTGACGGAATGTTGCGACCACTGCGGCGTCGGCATCACGAACTTGGTACATCATCTGCTCCGTTGTTTACTAATTCAGAACCGCCGCCCCATCCGCAGTCTTGGGGGACTTACCGTGTTAGGGATTAGGCCGGGGCGGCGGTTCCTCTACTCGGCGATCGCGTCACGTCGCCGGGTTGCTGTCGTACAGTCGCCAGTTGAACATCGGGTTGGTCATTGTGAGTTCGCCCATCCACCCGATAAATTGCGCGATGGCGTCTTTATCAATTGGCATCTGACCATCACCATCGAAAATCTTGTCGAAGTTTCTCGACGGGTGATAACGGATCTTCAAGCTGTCGGTGTCGATGCCAAACGAAGTGTTAGGTGGCATGTTGCTACCAATGCCGCCATCGAGAACAATCTCGGCGCGCTTGCCGCCACCGATATATTCCAGCGAGCTGAAGCCCAGCTTGCCCATCGATGTCTCGTTGGTCTGGCGCTGGATGACGATCGACGCAGCGTCGTATGCCGCGTAATGCTCTGGCGACATGATGATCAAGTCGGCGTGGTCGCGGCCACGCGATTGCTTGTTCATGATGTAGTTCAACATCGGACGAATGGTGTCCTTGTTGACCTGAGTAGACCCGGCAAGGAATGACTGCGCGTCGTAGGACTTGGTCTGCCAGATCACGGCACTGGCGCGATCGAGGCCGCCGTAGATGCCGCTGTTGGTGATAACCGGCAGAGCTGTCGCCAGCCCCGTCAGCGCCTTGCCGCCGTTGGCGGTGCCGTCGCCGTACAGGGCGGCGTCCATCGTGTCTTCCAGCGAACGCTCGGCGGCACCAATGTAGCTGTCGTAAACGTCCATTAATTGGTTTTCGCCCTGATTGTTTAGTATCTCCTGCATCGACAGGATGACCGGGACGACCACCATCTTGGGATCAAAATACGCATCATTGAAAAGATCGATTGCTGGGTTCAGCAATTGATCGTAGCCGCTGTACCACTGCGCGACTTGCTTGCCGATTTGCAGCGTCTGGCGAATGCGCGGGCCAGAATAGGTTTGCCACGCGCCCTTGCGGCGAAGCACGGCGAGCAGTGCGTTGTTGTTAGAGACGAGATCTTGATAGCTCGATGAACGCTCTTCCAGCGCCATCGACAGGATCTGCTGATAAGCAGATGCAGTCGTGATATTGGGCATTGGCCCCTCCGGTTGTTACAGACCACCATTGACGCGCTTGATCGCGTTGCCGATTGCATCGCGCAAAGGCACGGGCTTGCCATCTCGCTTGCGCTCACCTGTCCCGTTTGAGGGGCCGCTAGGTGCGCCTGAGATAGACTTGTCCGCTGTCCGGGTCTGAGCCGGTTGGGTGCGGGTCTGAGCCGCTTGGGACGGGTACAGCTTGTCCGCTCGATCGTAGGCTTCCTCTAGTGAGAAGCCTAAGTTGATCTCGCGGTGGATCGCTGCCCCTAGTTCATCGAACCTTGGGTGAGTGTCGGCAAAGCTATCGACCTCACTGCGGGTGTAGGTGAACTGCTGCTGAGTATGCATCTGGGTGAGGGCCTGTTTCAAGCCCTGAACCTCCTGATGCAATGCGCCAATCTGGTGCGAGGCAGCCTGCTGCTGGTTGCCCTGCTGGATCTGCTTGAGCTGCTCTGGCGACTGCGACAGGACGTGATACGCCACGTCGCGCAGTGTGATCGGCTGGCCGTCTGAGGTCTTCAGTCCCAGGTTGTTGACGATCACGTCGAGGCCGCCGACAGGATCGCTGCGAAGCTTGCGCTCCATGCTGGTGTAGTTGCTCAGCGCCCGTTGCAGCGTGGTGCCATGCTCCTGCGCCATCTGATGGAAGGGCCGGATGCTTTCCATCGTCTCGTAGTCGGCCTTGTAGTGCCGGTGCATACCCTCCGTTTCCTGCGCCAGCCGGTGGAACTCGCCACGCACCCGTTCTGGCGTCGTCGCCCACTCGCCCTTAGCGTGTTCCGCCATGCGCGGTGGAGGGTCGCGGTATGGAGCTGTTTCTGGCAGTCGTGCGGCTTCCGCCTGACGAGGTGTTTGTTGGCCTTGTGGCTGTGTTCCTGGCTGCGATGGCTGTCCTTGTGGCTGCCCTTGAGTTTCGGAAGCCTTGACGAAGCGGCCCTGCTCCCTCGGCTGCTCGCCCTTGGGCGGTGCCTTCTTCAGGTTCAGCTCCTGCTTCGTCTCTTCCGGCGGCTGGTTGTGGCCGGGGCCGGGCTTCTCCCGCTCGGCGGGCTTCTTGGCCTGCTGCTTCTCCCTGTCTTCCTTAGCCTTTGCCGGGTTGCTGGCCCGCTCGAATGCCTTCTGGATGGCGTCCCGGCGGCCCTCGGGCTTGTCCGGCGCCTGACTGCCAATTGGCAGTGGCGTCGATGTCGGGTTGGTATCGACGACAGCCTCTGGCGCAGGCGAGGGCGCTGCCGGTGCCGGTGTGGCAGCGGGTGCAACGGTCACGTCAGACATAGCGGCTCCTATCGTCTACCGCGCTCTCCAGCGCCGTAGCGTTCGATGGCCCTCCGCAGCGCGTGACGGCGCTCTGTTTTCACTTTCGCTTGATCGGTAGATCGCTTGACCGGCCTGGGCTTCTCGTTGCCCACCTCGGTGAGGCCGTGGTCACGGCCAACGGCGCGGAAACGCGCCTTGGACGTGTAGAACCGCCCATCCACTTGCTCGACCGGCGGCATCTCGTCGCTGATGATATGCGGACACGGCAGCTCGCTTCGCGCAGGAGCTGTTCGCTCACGCGCAAAACGAAATCGCCCCGGCTCGATCTCAATCAGTCGCATCTGTCCCCCAAATACAGGACGCGGCGCTGGCGAAACCCGTGCTAGGGCAACACCGCGTCCTGGCCGTCTACTACCGCTTGGCCTTCTTCTTGGCCTTCTCGCCCTTGCCCTTGCGCTTGTTCGCCTTTGGCGGCGCCTTGCGCGTTGCAGGCTCGGCGTGGAACGTGAAATCCATCATGTTGGACATCTTGTCCCCGTTCTTCACCGACACCTGTACCGTGTCGGGACCGTTCCAGACATCCATGTTGATGCCGGTCGAGAGTGTGCCGTCATCCTCAAGGTCTGTCGGCTCCTCCTGCCCGGCGAACACGATCACGCTGTCCTCGGTGAAGCCGGTGCCGTGAACAAACATGTCGAACGTCTCTTCGCCAATGGTGGCCTCGTCCGGCTCCAGCTCGGTGATGACCGGCGCGGCGTCGGGTGCGGGTGTGCCTCCGCTGCCGCCCTTAATCGGCTGGCCCTTGTCGTCCATGTTGCTGCCGATTGAAGAACCCAGCGGCTCATTGATGCTTCCGGCAACGCCCTGGCCCATGACGAGCTGCGTCTGCGGCTGGGCACCTTCCTTGCCTTCCGGCACCTTTGGCACTGCCGCCCCTGCACTGCCTTCCATGCCAAGGCTGCGTGGATCGACAATGCCCATGCCGCGATCGCCACCGTGCGGCGAGCTGGGAATGTTGGGGTTGACGTTGTCGCGGGTGAGCTGCCCGTGCGCCGTCTCAGGCGGCAGGCGGTCTTCCGGCTTGCTGCGCTCGATGTAATCGAACGGCCTCTCGTCGCCCAGGATGTCCTTAGCGTCACGCTGACCTTTTGCTCGGTCATCCGCCACGATCTTCGCACCCTGCTTGTCGTAGTTCTCCGGGCCGGGCTGCGTCATTGGCCCGGTCTTATGCTCTTGTTCCTGCTTCTGCGTCGTCATGTGAACGTCCATGTCTGGGGCGCAGTCGTGACCACGCCGCCGGTTACGACCGTAACGGGCCACGGCCCTGCGGTTGTCTTCTTCGTCACCGTAGGCGCGGTCAGCGAGGTCGCGGAATTGAACGTCGTCGTCTGAGGGACGCCGTTCACCCAGATAACACTCTGCTTGGTGAAATTGGTTCCGGTCGCGCCAAGCGTTGTGGTGCCGACACCAGACACTGAGTTGCCCGGCGTGATGCTGGACAGCGTGGCGGCGCTGACCGGCGACAGCGACGAGGCGTGGTAGGCGTTGGGGCTGAACGGCGCCCCGCCTACCGTGACCGCAGGCATCGACGGGCCAACGCCAACCGTCACCGTGGGAAGAGCCGGTGCCGCACCCACATAGGCTGGCGGATAGGTCAGGCTGACCACGCTCTCGGTGCCTGCGCCTTCGTGCGGGACACTGGTCGAGGCCGGGACCGGACCCAGGAAGTTGATCGGCGGCGGGCTGCCGCTGCCGCTGCCTGGATAGCTGCCCTCGGTGCCGCCAGCCGTCGCGCCAGTGCCGGCCGCCAGAGCGGCGGTATTGG